TCAAGCGGGATAGGCGCGTCGAGCCAGGGCTGGCCGTCCACGTTCCAGAAGATTTTGAGGACGCTCCGGTTGGTCGTGAAGTAGACATGCTCGGACATGGCGACGAAGGGACCGGACCCGTCTTTGATGAGGTAATAGCCGAGATCTGCCAGGATGAGGTCGCCAGCCGTCCCGAGGGCAACCGACCGCTCATGGAACAGAACGGGGATGCCAAGCAGGGTCGGGGGCATACCGGGAACCGCAGACTGCATCCATACGGCGTTGCTGCCCGTCGCATTGTCAACCATCGTCGCGAGCTGCGGGATGGTCGTCTGAGAAGCAATCCAGACGGGATTGCCGCCCATTTTCAGGCGGGCGAACATGCCGACAACGTCGGCGTATGCAATCTGGTTTGCCGTGGTGCGGGCGTAGTTGATGCGGGCGGGCGAGGCGGTAATGCCGAGGGGCCTGCCGACACCGTTGCCGCTGTAGAACGCGTTTTCCTCAGCCGCCGTAATGGCAAGACGAAGCTGGCGCTCACAAACGGACGCAGAGGCCGTCCAGTTGCGAAGCAGCTTGTCGGTGAGGACGAGGTGAGCCGCGACTTCCTTGGGCTCCAGCTTGATCTGCCGGATGTCAACGTCCGTCTCGGGCTTGGTTCCCCCTTCCGCGATCCACTGCACGGTCACGCCGCCGTACATGTTTTTCGCTGCACCCTGGTTGAGTGCCGCCATCGAGATGGCCGCATCCGGGGGGGAGCCAGCCGGGATGACCTGTGCGCGGGGCCGGAAAATCGCCGCCTGCGGGTCAATCGCCAGCAGGCCCGGTCTGAACTGCTCGGGCACCATGAAACCGCCCTTCGTTCCAGTCCCCATCGACTGTTCGCGCTCTTCGTAAAGATCGTACAGCCGGGGGTCGTCCCTGCGGGACACGACGGAAAGAAGGAAGTCCCGAAGGTCAACGAATTCCTTCGGGTCGGTCTTCTGCGCTTTGGTGGACAGGCGCACGGACTTGGCGGGCTTGCTCATGGCCGCTTCCTGCTCGGCAAGCCGTTCCTCGCGCTCGATGTCCTTGTCAATTTTCGCCAGCGAGGCATCGAGGGACTTGTACTCGGTATCCTCGGCCTCCGTCAGATCGCGGGTTTCCGATTCTGCCAGGTCGAGGAGCGCCCGCATCCTCTCGACAGCCTGTGCTTTCTTTTCTTTGAGTTTCTCAATTCGATTCATCGGGATGAACCTCCTACGGTTAGAGCCAGCCTGCGTCGGAGCAAGGCCGTCTTAAAAGGTTTGTATTTCAACGATTCTGCCTTTGACTGTGACCAGCAGTCGTGGCTCCGAACCGCAACGTCGGTTCCCTGATAGGCCGGGAACGTGACCGGCGAAACATCCCAAAGCTTCACCTTCTCAAGCGTGCGAAGGTCTTTGGCCGCGTTCTCTTCGGTTTCCCAACTGTCCTTGATTGTCTGGAAGCCAAAGGACATCTGCGAAATGTCGCCCCGCTCGATGGAGGTGACGAGGTCGCGGGCCACCTGCGTATCGGGCGGGTCGATTTCGACGTAGAGCCCTTGCTCGTCCTCGCGCATGGTCAGCGTGCCCGCCTTGTTTCGCCCGAGGATGAAATTCTCGTCGTGGTTGAACAGGGCGCGGACATCGTCCTTGCCGATGGACTCGGAGAATGCACCCGGAGCGATCCGCTCACGGAACCAGCCGAGGTCCGTCTCGACGTTGAACACGGCGGCATGGCCCCGGATCAGCTTCTTGCCGTCCTCCCGTCGCTCAACCCTGAACTCACTCTGTAGCGTTCTGCGTTCCTGTTTCATCGAGCGGCAATTCCTCTTGCGTGCCTTGCGTTGAACTGGTGTTGGGGTTCTCGTATGTGTCCCCGCCGGGTCGCGGGTTCATGTTCTCCAGGGCGCGCACCTCGTTCGGGCTCATCCAGCGGTTCGTGATTGCCGACGCATACGCCTGATAGCGGGTTGCCGTGTCGCCCCGGAGAAGGGCGTCGAGCTTGAACTCCGCGAAGTAGCGGCCCTGCTCTTTCTTGGTCAGCAGCGTTTTGTTGATGGATTGCTCGATACGGACGAGCCACGGCCTGATACAGTGGATGACGAAAGACATCATCATCTGCTCGGCGCTGGCATAGGTTGTCGTCGTGTCGGGATGCCCGATGAGGATGCACGGGACGCGGAAGAGGCGGGCGATTTCCTGCACCTGAAAGCTGCGGGTTTCAAGGTATTGGGAATCTGTCGCGGACATGCCGACGTTCACCCAATCCATCCCGTTTTCAAGAACGATGATCTTGAATTTGTTATCGCCGGAAAGGGCGTCCTGTACGGACGTTTTCAGGCGGGTATGGGCGTCTTCCTTGAGGGTGCCGGGATGCTTGACGATGCCCGATGTTTTTGCCCCGTTTTTGTAATATGAAATGCCGTGATCCTCGGCGCTCATGGCGAGGCCGATGGAATTCGCGGCGAGGGTGATCGGGGAGAGCCCGAGAAGGCCGTCAGAGGACAGCCCCTTGAGGTGCCAGCACTCGGACTGAGAAAGGGTGATCTGCTTGTGGCTGTCCGGGTCGCGGTACTTGTACTGCACCTCGTAGTCGGTAAAATCCTTGAACTCGGGCTCCACCTTGTCGGGATGAAGGGGGATTATTTGCAGGACACGGCCCGCGTTGTCCCGCTGAATGAACGAATAGGCGTTGCCGCGCAGGGCGGTATGCCCCACCTGCATCTCGCGGAACTCATGGGCGGTCTGGAAATTGTTTGGGGAATCGTGCAGGAAGGGATAAAGCCAATGCCCGTCGGCAACGTCCTTGCCGCCGTCCTTGCGCCGTTTGTAGACCATCAGGGGGAGCGATGCGATAGTTTCCGAAATGACGCGGACGCAGGCAAAAACCGCCGACTGACCTAAAGCCGAGTCGGCATCTACGTTGTAACCCGTCTTGTTTTGACGGCCCAGGAGCCGGATAATCCAGTGGTTAGGATCGTCCACGCCCCTGCGTTCGATAAACTTTGCAGCAAAGTCTAGCAGTTTGCCCAAATATGCAACCCCTGGCCAAGGTCGTTTTGGCTAGGCGGTGCGATTAAGAGGGGAGAGCCGTTAGCCAGCCCGCACACCGCCTGACTGACACCCATACGGGTGAGTCCTTGGGTTGGATTTTGGACAAAAAAAGTCCCGTGCGCCAAAGGCATACGGGACTATTACCGGCTATTACGAAAGTATTTTTAGTTTAGGGGCACCTTTTCGTATCCCTTCGCTTCCATGCAGGACGTAAAGACCCTTGCGCCCCGGATCACCCAATCGTCAAGGTTGCTAATGGAACCCGTGGCCTTGTCTGCCTCGAAGCTGCATTGCTTCCTGTCCTGACTGAACTCTGCCTCAGTACCTCCGGGCTTTACCCATCTCCACGACGGCCCGCAGGACACTAGAAAAAACACACATACCGCCAGAAGTACCAGCCTTTTCATGTCGCCCCCCTTTTGCTGTTATTCGTTTGACGTTTGAGATAACACTACAATCTCAATGACTTCCTGCCGTGGAATTCTAAGCACCTTATGGCTTATTTTCAAGCCCTTAATTTTCCCTTCGGCTTTCCACGTATAAACGGTGTCTACATGCACACCGAAGAAATCCGCGACTTCCCTCGGCGTGTAAAGCGCCTTCTGCGGCAGGCCGTCCAGGTTCGTGCTCATGGCAACCTCGTGAAGACTACGTTTTCGATGTTGACGTTTTCTCCACTGCGCCACGGCTTGAACTTGGAATGATCCGGCGTAGTGTTAAAAACGTTCTGGTCCGTGTATCCGTTGACAAGGAATGTTTGCCTTATCCGCTGCGCCTCTTCCCCTGTCTTGCCCATTTCGATCAGGCAGGATTTGAAGGCGCGGTCTGCAATCAGACCTTTCATCCCCTCCACCACCTTCGCTTCCTGGCCGTCAATGTCGATTTTAATGTGATCGGGCCTTTCAGCCTTCGCTGAAAAGTCATCCAGGGAACATATGCGGACGGTATAGTCGCCCGTCGTGCCCACCTGCCCCCCGCTGGACCCCGCCTCGGCGCTGCGGTATTCAAAGCGTGAATATCCGCTATGGTCCGACACGCCTTCAAACAGAACGGACAGGTGATCGAATCCGTTTAGCGCCGCGTTCATGGTTGCCGCCATGTAATTTGACCACTGCGGCTCAAAAGCCACTACTGCGCTATTCGGGAACAGCCTGCAGGCGTACAGGCTATACATGCCGATGTTCGCGCCCACGTCGTAGAGGCAATCGCCGTCCTTGAATGACTGAATCCATGCGATAGTCTCGGGCTCTTTTTGCCAAAATGACAGGTAGCGGTATCGCTCCCATGCCGTCTTGACCCTCATGCGGAACGGCGG